TCCCTTTGGAATATACGATGATGATTATGTTTTCCAAGACGATGCACCTAAAATGGCACTTTGGTGTGCTAGAAGATTAGGTTTCCCTATTCAAAACGTAGAATTGCAGGATGAAAACTTCTATGCGTGTTTGGAGGAATCGGTATCTGAATACTCTGCACAAGTAAATCAATTTAATATTCGTAATAATTTAGATTCTCTTAAAGGAAAAGCTAAAGGTACTAATTATTCTCAAAAATTAATTAATGGTACTAATTTACCACAATTGATAGCAATTTCGGATGCATATGGTACTTTGGCTGGAGTTGGTGGTAGCACAACAATTAAAAAAGGTCATATTAAATTGGTAGCAGGACAACAAGAATACGATTTAAATGAAATATTTTCAGCAGTAAGTGAAAGTGGTAACAGAATAGATATAGTAAAAGTATTCCAAGAACCAGTACCAGCAATTAATAGATTCTTTGACCCTTATTCCGTTTCTGGACAGGGTACATTAAACTTGATTGATGAATTTGGATTTGGTTCATTCTCACCAGCTGCACAATTCGTATTGATGCCTGTTTATGAAGATTTACTTAGAATTCAAGCAATAGAATTTAATGACCAAATCAGAAAATCTGCATTTACATTCAATATTGTAAATAATAAAATTAGAGTATTTCCTGTACCAACAAGTAGTAACGTAAATCTTTATAGTAAATTATATTTTGATTATTTTGTTAGAAATGAATTTGTAGAAAATTCAACAATTGTGGAATCTAATGTAGTTTCTGATTATTCTAATATAGGATATGATTTTTTACCATATTCTGATATAAATGATGTTGGTAGACAATGGATTAGAAAATACACATTAGCATTAGTAAAAGAAATGTTGGGTGCTATTAGAGAAAAATATTCATCTATTCCTATTCCTGGTTCCGAAATATCATTGGATGGTGCTGCATTACGAAGTGAAGCACAAACCGAAAAAGATAATTTGATGGAGCAATTGAGAGAAACATTGGAAGAATTGAGCAGAAAAGTACAATTTGAAAACCGCAACAACGAAGCAAATCAGCATCAAGAAATGTTGAGAAAAGTTCCGTTAGCAATTTATATAGGATAGTATGGCAAGATTTGCATTAAGTAGAGATATAAGATTCTTTGAAGGAATCTCAAGAGAATTGGTAGATGTAGTGGTAACAACCGCTGTAGTACTTTACAAGCTTATTATCGCAGATAGTAAAACAAATCTTTATGGAGAATCTCTTTCTAAAACTTACTACCAAGGTACAGAGTGTAACGCTATGATTCAAAGAGAAGATTCCCAATCTAATTATGAAGGGTTTGGCGCAGATACATCACAAACTGTTGAATTCCGTTTTAATAGATTTACTTTAGAAGATAAAGGATTCTATCCTGAAATTGGAGATATTATTTTTCACAACAATGCTTATTTTGAAATTGATAATGTTAGGGAAGAACAATTAATAGGTGGTAGAGTTGATGAAAAATTCTCAATTATATGTTCAACATTTATGAGTAGAAGAAGCACAATTCAAACTGAAGAAAGAACTATATAATGCAAAGAAAAGAAACAAATAGAGCCAAACAATTATCAATAGATAAACAATATCAAAAAGGAGTTTCTCTCATTGATGTTGATTCTACTATTGCTGAATATATGGCTGATAGTGTAATTCCAAAATTGGAGGAGCATGGTAATGTTGTAAAAGTTCCATTAATATATGGTAATGCTGAAAGGTGGAACAATGCTAGAAAAGATGGGTATCTGAGAGACCAAAGAGGTAGAATACAAATACCTTTAATAATGTTTAAAAGAAATTCTATTGAAAGAGATGAATCATTAACTAATTTCAAAGATGTTAATACAATACCATCTTACAAATTATATTCACCAACTAATAGATACGATAAATTCAGCGTACTAAATTCAGCAAGACCAACATATGAACATTATAACGTAGCAATGCCATCTTATGTTACTGTAACATATGAAGTAATGATTTGGGCATCTTTTACGGAGCATATGAACAAATTAGTGGAAGCATTTCAATATGCAACCGATAGATATTGGGGAAATGAAAATGGATATAAATTTAGAACTAGAATAGATTCATTTGATAATCAACAAGAAGTTGGAGAAGGTTCTGAAAGAATTATTAGAACATCATTTACTATGGTAGTTAATGCATATTTGTACCTGAAGTATTTGATAACAAACCAACTGTTAAAAAATCATATAGTCCAAAGAAAATTGTATTTGGAATTGAAACCGATTTGACTGGAAATTTATTTTCAAATGGTTCAGCTTATAATGAATATCAAGATGTAATAAATTTTGTAGCAATTAGAGGTTCTCAGTTAGCGGAATTAGTAAATACAAATACAGTTAAATTAACAAATGTAATTTTACCTTTAATACCTCCTGAATTGGTTGGTACATTTGATATACAAAATTGGTTTAGAGTTTATATCAATGGAGATTATAAATCATCAAGCTATTATACATTTGCTTATAATTCGGCATTAAATGAAATAACTTTTACTTTTGTTAATTTAGGATTTTCATTAGATAGTGAGGATGAGATAGCAATAACTGGTAAATTTCAAGAGCTATGAGTGATATAAGAGATTTAAAAAATATAATGAAGGAAATAAATGAACCAAATGAATATGAATTATTTCCCTTAGATTTAAATCATCCATATTATTGGATTTTTAAAGTAGATGGGGTGCGTATTAAAACCATATTTCCGAATATAAAAGAATTAAGAACACCTTCGGCTAGATTTGATGTTTTTATAAATGGATTATTTATAACTGATAACGATTATATTTTTGAACCCAAAGATAATAATTTTATCATAAAATTTATAAAAAATAATTTTCCTGCATTTGAGGGTGATGGAATCACTCCATATGTATTAGATGAAACAGACGAAGTAAAAATAAAAGGAGATATTGAAAAATTTAAATAATGGCTAGAAAAAAACCAAATATAGATTTCACAACAACAACCGTAGTAAAAGACAGAAAGGAATTTAAAGATTTTGTATTGTCGGTAGTTAAAGATACTTTTATATATCAACTTGTACCAAATGCAATAAGTCTTGATGGAACAGGTAAACTATTTACACTATATTTATATAACAAAAGATTGATTATAGATGCATTGGAATTAGATAACTATTCTGATTATATTGATATATATTTGTACGGAGTTAAACAACCACAAGATAGATATACAGTTACATTAGCTAATCCAAATATAGTTATTCAATTTAATGTGGATATAACAAGATTACCACAAGATGTTATAGCAGCGGATTTTTTAATAAAAGGTAAAATAGTAGAAATAGAATAATGGCAAGATTAATACCTCGTAAGCAGATAGAAGAACAAGAAGATATTAGTGGTTCACTAAGTATCAGACAGGATGTTAATGTGGGAAATAACGCCATTATTAGTGGTTCTATTTTTGTATCGCAAAGTTTTTTCTTAGGAACTAATACTGGTTCAATAAGTGAAATAACAGGTTCGGTATTTTTGACCGGTTCATTAACTATTGATGGTATATTAAAAACATCGGCACCGGATACAATTCTTTCTGTAACTTCATCAAACTCTTTAGTATCTGTTGATACACAAAGATATGCTGGTATTCTTGCAAAAGATTTTGGTTCTAACTTACCAACACTTTATGTATCTTCAACTGATGGCGATGATGCAAATGATGGTAGAAGTATTCAATACCCACTTCGTACAATTAAAAGAGCAGCTTCATTATCAACTCCTGGCTACGATGGTAGATATGGATTTGATACTGGTTCGGTTTTTAATGGTTATGTAATTAAGGTTCAAGCGGGAACGTATTTAGAGGACAATCCTGTGATACTTCCTAAGAACACTACAATATGGGGTGCTGGTTTGCGTATTACCAAAATTAACGCTAAGAATCCCACACAAGACTTATTCTATGTAAACTCTGGATGTTATATTGCAGAGGTAACAATGGGAGGTTTAAGATTATATCCTGACCAAATAAATCCTGAAAGAGGATTCGCCATAGCTTTTCAACCTGGTGCATTTATTACAACTTCACCGTACGTTCAGAACTGTTCGCAGATTTCCAATCAAGAGAATTCATTCACCGAACTTTACGAAGAAATTCCGCCGGGTGGTGGAGGTCTTTATGTTAATGGTGATGTGATAGATCCTGATTCTCCGTTGGCTTCAATGGTATTGGATGCTTACACTCAAATTTCTCCAAACGGCGTAGGTTGTTTGGTAAATGGCAGAGGTTTCATTCAGTTGGTATCTTTCTTTAATAACTTTTCATATTACGCAATTAGAGTAAACAATGGTGGACAGGCAACATTAAACAACTCAAACATTTCGTTTGGTTTGTATGGTATGTACTCATCTGGTTCTCGTTTTATTTCTGGTAGTGGTGGCAATATACAAGCTAGAGATAGTGTAAGAGGAACTTGGAGTTGCGTTGTTGATGTATTAAACAAAGGATTAGAAAACGGATTACCTACAATAACAAAATTAAATACGGCTGAAGGGATTCGTATAACAGCTCCATCATTATATACACAAAGTAGAGTATCTGCTACAACAACATTATCAACTACTGCAGCAGATGAGATATTTTCTGATTATACATTAATAAGTGAAATAGTTGATAAAGGTGTAACTAATTTTCCAACTTTATTAGCAAAAAGTTCTATAAAGGGATATGGATTTGATTCTCCTTATAATATTTTGGGAGCAGAACAAATTACATCTTCTATATCAGCAACAAATAGTGATTTAACACAAATAAGTGCATCCTACGCAGCTTTGTTAAGTATATTAGCAAATGGTACTGGTTCATTTAATTTTAAATCCAATACAAGTGCTAGTAAACAAATTGGTAGTGATGTAATT